CGGTGATACATACTCTATAATATTAGTATTAAATAAAATTTACGAATAGGTGAAACTATGACAATTAAAAAAGAAGAAAATGGGCATTTTCAAAATGGCGACCCAGCTTTTGTAATATGGAATGGCGAAGAATTAGTAGCTGGACCATTAAGAGAAGCAGAAGCTAATGCTATGCTTAAAGAACTTAAACCTAAAAAGAAACCAGCTGCAAAAAAACCAGCTAAAAAAACCAAGGAGAAAAAATAATGCCTAGTAAAAAAACAATGGAACAAGCTAAAAAACTTGGTATGAAAGGTAAAGGTTATAAAGGCGGTAAGTCTTTTAAACTTAAATCAATGAGAGGTGGTAGAAAAGCTAGTATGCCATCAACTTTCAATGAGATTATAAAAAAGAAAATAGGCGGTAAGGTTTAATAATAAATGAGCCGAGCTACTAAAGATTCTCGTTTAAAGAGAGCAGGTGTTAGTGGGTACAATAAACCAAAGCGTACCCCTAACCACCCTAAAAAATCTCATATAGTTGTTGCAAAAGAAGGCAACAAAATAAAAACTATTAGGTTTGGCGAGAAAGGTGCTAAAACTGCAGGTAAACCTAAAAAGGGTGAATCTCGCAAAATGAAAATGAAAAGAAAATCTTTTAAAGCTAGACACGCTAAAAATATTAGAAAAGGTAAAATGTCAGCTGCATATTGGGCAGATAAAGTAAAATGGTAAAAGCAAAAAGTAGAAGTAAATCAACAGTAAACAAAGCTGGTAATTATACAAAACCTACTATGCGTAAGCGTATATTTAATAGAATAAAAGCAGGTGGTAAAGGTGGCAAACCCGGTCAATGGTCTGCTCGTAAAGCACAAATGTTAGCTAAAGCTTATAAAAAAGCAGGTGGTGGATATAAATAAAAAATTAAACGAGGAAGAATAATGCCATTAAAAAAATCACAAAGGTCTTTAAAAGACTGGGGCAAACAAAAGTGGCGAACATCTGATGGTAAACCAAGCAAAGGTAAAAAAAGATACTTACCTGATAAAGCATGGAAATCTTTAAGTAAATCTGAAAAAGCAGCTACTAATAGAGCTAAAGCAAAAGGAAATAAAAAAGGTAAACAATTTGTAAAACAACCTAAAAAAATAGCAAAGAAAACAGCAAGGTATAGATAATGGCAACAAGCGGAACTACAGCATTTAATTTAGATTTAAGTGATATTATTGAAGAAGCATATGAGCTATGTGGACTTGAATTGCGTTCAGGCTATGAATATAAAACAGCTAGAAGGGCTTTAGATTTATTATTTCTTGAATGGCAAAACAGAGGTCTTAATCTTTTTACTGTTGAAACAGGTACTCAAACTTTAACAGAAGGCACATTAAGTTATACATTAGATAGTAATGTATTAGATATAATAGAAGCCTTTATAAGAACAGATGCTGATGACACAAGCAAACAAACAGACCAAACTTTACGAAGAATATCCGTAAGTGAGTATGCACATATATCTAATAAATTAAATAAAGGTAAACCTAGTTTATTTTACTTTGATAGAAATATAAGTACTCCAGCTATTAAGCTGTGGTCATCTCCAGATGGTAATGCTACTTATACATTAGTTTATTATTATGTTAAAAAAATAGAAGATACAGGTAATGTAGGAACAAACAATACAGCTGTACCAACTAGATATTTACCATGCATGACTTATGGATTAGCTTACAATATTGCTTGTAAAAATAATGATGCTTTACAAAAAGTACCAATGATAAAACAAAAGTATGAAGAGTTATGGAATGATGTTAGTGATGCAGATAGAGAAAGAGCTTCTGTAAGATTTGTTCCTTTTAATAATCATATTTAATCATGGCTTATACAGCAGGTAAAAAAGCTTTAGGTATTTGTGATAGATGTGGGTTTACTTATAAGTTAAATGAACTTAAATACGAAACAGAAAATAAAGTAAAAAATGGATTAAGAGTGTGTCATACTTGTTATGACCCAGACCAACCACAACTAGATGTAAACCTTGTATCAACTATAGACCCACAATCTTTATATGATGCAAGAGTTGATACTGGCGAAGCTGATTCAAGAAAGTTATTTGGCTTTGACCCAGTAACAGGAACAGGTTTAATAATGCATGGCAGTATAGGTAAAGTAACAATAACAACAGGATAATATGACATATTCAGAATTAAAAAGTTTAATACAAGATTATTTGCAAAATACAGAAACAAGTTTTGTTTCTAATATTGCAAACATTATTAAACAAGCAGAAGAAAGAATATTAAAAACAGTAAAGCTACCTGTATTTAGAAAAAATGTTTCTGGAAGTTTAACATCAGGCAGTCAATATTTGGCAACACCAACAGATTTTTTAGATAATTTTTCTTTATCTATTACAAATTCTAGTGAGCAATCTTTTTTACTATTTAAAGATGTAAACTTTATAAGAGAAGCTTACCCTAATGCTTCTACTACAGGTGTGCCAAAACATTATGCTTTATTTGATGATACTACTTTTATAGTAGGACCAACACCAAATGCATCTTTTACAGCTGAATTGCATTATTTTTATAGACCAACATCTATAACAGCTGGCTCTGATAGTGGTACAACATGGCTATCTACTAATGCTAGAAATGCTTTATTATATGGTTCTTTAATAGAAGGATATATTTATATGAAAGGAGATGCTGACTTAATGCAACAATTTGAACAAAGATATATGGAATCTATATCTAGGTTAAAATCTTTAGCAGAAGGTGATAATACTGTAGATACCTATAGAGATGATGCTATAAGAGTACAGAGAACATAATGTTTAGTGTTGATGTAAAAACAACAATGGGTGATGTCAATGTACATACAACCCAAAATAAAGGTTTAAGTCCTGAATATTGGACAGAAAGAATAATGGAAAGACTTATTAGTATTAGCGATAATGCTACACCTGAAGTAAAAGCACAGGCACAAGCATTTAAAGATAATATGACACAAGTTGTTTTATTATATTTAAAACAAGCTATAGCAAGTGATAGAGCTACTGTAGCAGGATTATTAGAAAAACAAGGTCATAAAGATATGGCTGATATTATTAGGAGATTATAATGGCAATAACCCAAGCAATGTGTACTTCATTTAAAAAAGAATTAATGACAGCTACACACAATTTTACTGCAACTAGCGGTAATACATTTAATCTTGCTTTATATACAAGTTCTGCATCATTAGGTGCTAGTACAACTGCATATACAACAAGTAACGAAGTTAGTGGTACTAACTATACTGCTAAAGGTGGAGCATTAACTAATGTTACGCCAACCACTTCTGGCACTACAGCATTAACAGATTTTGCAGATTTAACATTTAGTTCTGCAACTATAACTGCTAATGGAGCAATGATATTTAATGATAGTGCTTCAGGCGACCCTGCGGTTGCTATATTGGCTTTTGGTGGAGATAAGACTTCTACCAATGGAGATTTTACTATTCAATTCCCAACAGCAGATGCTTCAAACGCTATTATAAGAATAGCTTAACAAATGGCTGGCTGGGGTCGTGCTGGCTGGGGGATTGGTCCTTGGGGTCAACCCGCAGTAACTACAGTAAGTGTAACAGGAGTTGCTGGTACTTCTGCACTTGGTAGTGAAACAGTAATAGCTAAAGCTTTAGTTGCAGTTACAGGAGTAAGTGGAACTTCTGCTTTAGGAAGTGAAACTATAGTTGCTGAAGCTAATATATCAGCAACAGGCAACGCAGGAACATCTGCACTAGGCAGTGAAACTGTAGTTGCTAAAGCAAATATTTCTGCTTCAGGAAATGCAGGAACATCTGCACTAGGTAATGCAATTACCATGGGTGCTGCAGTTACAGGAGTTTCAGGTTCTGCTTCAGCTGGTACATTAGGAGATGAATCAGTAACAGCTGGTGCTACAGTACTACCAACTGGAGTATCTGCAACTAGCGGATTAGGAAGTGTAAGTTTAGTTTGTAATAATATACTTTCAGTAACAGGAGTAGATGGAACAACAAGTTTAGGTTCTGTAACTTTAATAGCAAAAGCTATTACATCTCCAACAGGTGTAAGTGCTACAGCCGAAACAAATACAGTAAATGTTTGGGGATTAATTAATAGTAGTCAAACACCAAATTATAGTAGTATATCTACAACACAAACACCAAATTATAGTAATGTAAATACTACCCAAAGTCCTGAATGGGAAGAGGTAGCTTAATATAGGAATGAGATATGGCAACATATGTAAATGATTTAAGATTAAAAGAAATAACAACTGGTGATGAATCAGGAACTTGGGGAACAAGTACTAATACTAATTTAGAACTTATTGCTGAAGCATTTAGTTATGGTACAGAAGCTATAACAACTAATGCTGATACTCATAGTACAGTAATAGCCGATGGAGCAACAGACCCCGGAAGAAGTTTATATTTAAAATATACGGGTACTCTTGATAGTGCTTGTACTATTACTATTACTCCAAATACTGTGTCTAAACTTTGGTTTATAGAAAATGCTACATCTGGCTCACAAAACATAATTATTTCACAAGGTAGTGGTGCTAATGTAACCATACCTGCTGGTGATGTAAAAGCTATTTATTCAGATGGTGCTGGTTCTGGTGCTGCTATGATAGATGCATTTACTGATTTAAACCTAGCGGGAACTACAACAGTAGCAGGTATATCTAGTAGTGGTGCAATAGTTCCAAGTGCTTCTGATGGAGCAGCGTTAGGTTCTGCTTCTTTAGAATG